ATTGCATGTTCTTCGCCTAAAAAAGTACTCGACAATGCGAGAACATTTTCCCATCCATGTCTTTTTTGGTTAAAGCCCTCTCTGTTTTCTATGTTTCGCATATAGGTTGCACGACTTACATGAGGCTCGCTCACTGCTAGGTCAAGTCCTCTATGTGCTTTTATTTCTAACCGTTTTTGTGGTCTATAACTCACTGCAAATCCCCCATCGTGTATATTTTCGTTATGCTTTGTTGTCTGCCCTGTTGTTGTTCATCTTGCATATCCTTTATCGCCCTATCAAAGAACGCCCTTGAATTCAATGCGCTTTGTGGCTCAATTTGTTCGTACAACTCGCCCTTTATGTAGTAGGGTATCAACTGTGCTATGTGGTTAGGGATAGGCAATTCATAATTGTTCCCTTTGCCTGTTATATGCTCGGCTCGTGGAAAGTACTCTATCTCTATGTCTTGGTCCGTATCTACAACTAACATACCGCCTCGTAGGTTGTAGTTAATCGGTTTATCATCTAGTGTAAGGGTGCGTAAAAAATAGAAGTCAGGTACTTTAGTGTATAGGTCGTGCCTATACTTGTTATTCTTCTTTACTGGCGTTTTGAGTTCAGCAAGCTTCAAAGGTAGCACTCGCTTTGTGGTGATAATATCCAATGCCCTATTTATGCAGTCGGTCATATTCACCAAAAAATGTGCGTACTCTATGTTGTTCATTAAAGTATCAAACTCCGCTAAAAAAATATCGTGTTCGTTGTTCGCAAACATTAAACTCAATGCGCCTTTCTTTATATCACTAACTTTCATTTTTTACACCGCCTTTAAAGGAGGGAGCAGTCACCCACTCCCCCCTGTTCAACTAAAACTGTTTTGTAAACACACTCAAGGTTACATCATCCTTTAAAGAGCATTTGATAATCACCTTGCCTTTATCAGTTCCAGACACAAACATATGCCTGCCACTATCAAGCGCAAAGATACCACTCTCGCCCTTTGGTACGGTTAATACAGCATCTGCACCACCAAAGACACCATCGCCCTTGTAAACTGTCAAGGTTGCATCGGTGCTTGAATTTGCGTTATTAGCAAAAAGAATGTACTTGTCATCTCTTTGGTCAAAAACAAATTCAAACTCATCATTGTTGGCAGATACCGCTAATCCGTTTGTAGTAGAATCGATTTCGTAAAAAATACCGTTATCAACTATCGTAGTTGGTGTTAATGTTTTTCTTGCCATTTTGCGTTACCTCCTATATTAATATTTGCAATGCAGGACTATCATTTGCTTTGGCATTAATATCTTTGCATCAAACCAGTTAAAGCCATTTAAGACTTCATCAAAGAATCCATCTCTAACATACGCTCTACTCTTTGTTACAGGGTTAGCATAGCCGACAGCCTTCTTTGTTTTTACAAACATTTTTTCATCGTTGCTAGCGTTCTTATAAATATTGTTTGATAACTTGATATAGATACCATTGTATTCACCTACAATGCCTCTTTTAATTAGTTCAGGGTTATTAGTAGACAAGTTCACATATGCCTTTCTTAACCTACGCATAAACGCAGGTGATACAGTTGCGATAACTTCCTCGTTGTTAGGCACATCGTTCTCTTGTAGTTTTTGTCTTGCCATGTCTAAACAGTCAAGCACATTCAACTCGCCATCTTCAGAAGAAGCAGTACCATCTACTATCTTTTGTGCAGATGCGTGTAGTAAAGGTGCGTTGCCATCGTTTGCTAGTGCGCCGATATACTTATCTATTTCGTTTGCCATTCCCTGCCCGAAGCCTTTTTGATAGTTTTCTTTTACAGGGATGTTTGCAAGCATTGTGTCAATACAAGGAAACTCTGTTGAGTAACTTGCTACTTGGTTAATTGTCATTTTTAAGGTTGTGATTTGCGGTTTTTCAGGGTTTCCTGTTCCTTGCGCCTCAAACTGTGATTTTGACTGTCTTTTGATGGTCGGGTCTGCTATATTAGTAAAGATAATATCTTGCCCTAACGCAGAGATAGAGCCTTCAAAGTCAGTATGGCAGTCATTAGCAAAAACAGTAGCCCTGTTAAAATGCTCCATAACCTCTTTGTTCCAAATGGATGGTATGAATTTTTGAAAAGCCATTTTTTTCTATTCTCCTATTAGTTATTTTTTTGACAGCCAATAGTTATTAGACCTTTGCACCTTCTCCCAATTCGCATTAATTTCGCTATCGCTTAAATTCTGCAACTGCTCAAAAGTGTATAAGTCTTGAGCTGGTGGCGTGCTACCACTTGCACTACCAGTTGCGGAGTTTGCTATCGCTGTCTTTTTCACAATTTCCGCTTCTACCTCTTTCCTTGCCTGTGCGTAGATATTTTCCTTAAAGGCTTTATACCCCTCGTACAACTCGGTTAAAGGCACTTTGCCGACCTTATCGCCTGCAAATAAAGAAAAATGTTTGTCATTGAATAAACTATCCGTATTCACATCGGGATACTTACTCACAAAACTTTCAGCGTCTTGTTGCAAAAATGCGTCCATCTCTGCTTTTTTCCTTAAAGTTTCTTGTTCAGTTCTTTTCTCTCTAGCAACATACTCGGCATAATCAGCTTTCGGGTCTCCACCATCTAGGTCTATCTTCCGCATAGTGTTGTACTCGGCAACATCTACTGCATCTTTGATAGGTTGGTTGGTATAAGGGTTAATTCTAACGGTAGATATAATGGCGTCTATTTTCGCCTGCTCTATCGCTTGTTGTTTTTCCCTTTCCCTGCGTTCCCTAGCATAGCGTGAGTTATCCTCTGCTGACTGTGTAGGTTTGACTGGCTCGGTCTTAACTGTTTCAGTTACAACTGGCTCTGTCGGTTGTGGCTCTACTACTGTGTTATCTACCTGCGACTCGATAACATCGTTTGTTTCCGCAGTAATATCGTTTTCGTTCATAAAAAACTCCTTTGCATTTTTCCGCTATCGCTTGCGAATATATTTACCTCACATTGACTGTGTTGGTATCATTCCTTCTTGCATACCTAACATTTGTGCAAACATTTGTGCATCGTTATATGTCTGCTCGTACTCGCCTATCATTTGGTTTGCAAGGTCTATTTTTTGTGTTGCTTCTTTTGTGAGCTGAGCAACTAGCGCTCTTAATTGGTTGTTTTGCTGTACTATCGGCACTACATCCTCAATAACCTTGTTTTGTTTCTCCACTAACTGCCCTAGTTCAATGACCCTTTCGCCTGCTACTTGCAATTCTTGTGTTAATTGTTTTAACTTATTATTCTGTGCGCCTTCAACGATTTTCACTATCTCGTTTTTATCTCTCAACATATCGCTTGGATATGCCTTGACAAACTCTAACGCAGTAATCTCGCCTTTAGTAAACATAGTTTCAAGCATTTGTATATCGCCTGCTGTACTACTCCTTACTCCCTTAACTGCCTCAACAACAACGCTAAAATTGACATCAGCAAAATCGCTACCATTGAAAACTCTTTCGTTTAACCTCTCTTTTACTTGTTGTGTTTCCTCATCAATTACGCTATCCACATATGCAAAAGGTTTATGGTGATAGTAGTTCTTAAAGAATTGCGCCATAATAAGCCCTTGCTTTTCTTTATTCCGCCAAAACCTCTCTCTCAATTCCTCAATAGGCTGTGTTGCTTGTGCTTGTAATTGTGCTATTGCTACACCGCTCTGCCCACCTTTCGAAAGTTCGCCCGTTAGTATTTCCGTTGCTCCTGCTACCGTTCTTGTATGCTCTATAATGCTCTTTATTGTGTATATAGGCATCATTGAGGCGTTTGGCGGGTCGGCTTTTCTTATTCCATATTGGTCTTTAGAGTAGTCAGTCAATACTTGCCCGCTTTCGTTGGATATTTCTTGCCCTTGTAGTGCATCGGGCTTGACTATCCATTTGCCCCAAGAGTTAGCCTCTGTTGCCATTGTTTGTAATGCGCTTAAATAGTTAATGATTTGTTGGTTAGGTATAAGCCCCTCAACCTCACTAATGCCATAGATACTATCCTCTTGTTCCTCGTACTGCCCTATAACTATCGGGTATAGGTACGATTTAGGTCTTGGTTTCTTTTCGGCGTTAAGCGCATTATCGGGAGATGCAGGGTTTTCGGGGTCTGCTTTGATTATCCCTTTCTCTTTTAGGTCTTTTTTGGCAAGTGTTTCATCGGGTGCTAGTGGTCGTGCCGCGTTTATCATTGTGCCTTTGACTGACCTTTCCCAATACACCTCGCCATCTTTCCTAAAGTATTTAAGTAAGACCGTACATAGTCCGCTATTGTCTTGTTCTTTATTGCTTTTCTCGTGGTCATCAGCAACAATAAGGGATTCATCCACTCCTTCATCAGCCATTGCCTTTACTGTTTCTATATGTTCCCTAGAGGCAACGATTATCCATCTTTGTTTTTGCTCATCAACTTCTAAAGGGTTAGCGACAAACACTTTGCGTAGGTCTATGGTTTCAACTCTTAACGCGCCTTCTTCTTTTGCAGGTAGTCCTATTATATCTTTATCCCAATAAAAATGGTACACATAAGTACCTTTAATAACTGCATCCTTGACTGCTCTAGCGTCGTATTCATCCAAACGCATTTCTTTAGTCATGTACTCGGCAAACTCGGTGAAAAGTTTAGCATCTATTTCTTGTGAAGTTGCTTGAAAGACTAGCCTAACTGGTACAGATGTCATCAACGCTCTTTTATTTCTGCATATAAACTTAATAAAGTTAGATACAGGTCTAGGCATTGTTTTTGTTCTTTCGGTCGCCTCTGCCCATTGTCTGCCCTCAAAGAAGTCAACATTGCGCTTGGTTTTCTCGGCTATTTTTTGTACGCCTAGATATTCAAGCCCTTTTTGATACTCTCTCCAGTTTTTTGCGTGTCTGTTTTCTTCTATCATTTCTGCTCCCCAAACAATAATTCAGTGAGTGCTAGTTCTCGTTCTGCTTGTGCTGCGCTTTGTTGTTTCATCGCATCTAGTTTCTGTTGCTCGATTTCAAGCCTTTTCAATTCAATTTCGTTGGCTTTTTCTAGTTTCTCTATTCGTTTTTCTAACTGTCTTAACCTTTTAAACATTTAATTACTCCATGATATATACTCATTGCGTATTGACTGTTTTGGTTTATCAATCAATCTACTCCACCAACTTTCTTTTTTTGGTGGCTCTTTCCAAGTAGTTTCGCCCTGTCTTGCGACAAAGTGCGCTATTGCTGTACACATAACCATATCGTCGTGCTTGCCTGCTGTTGCTTCGGCTTTTCCATCCTTGTTCCGTACAAACGATAGCATTTCTTGTAGCGTTGCTAGGTCGCACTCGGTTTCGGGGTCGTTTCTATGCGCTATCAATAACCCTTGCAAAATCGTGTGTCTTGTCTGTTGCGTGGTTAGAAAGCCGTAACTGTCTTTCATCTTCCCTGTGGTAGTGTCTAGTTTCTCTTGCTTGTATAAGTTTTGGTACTGTGCTTTTACAAGTTCAAGTGTCGGCACTATTGAGAAGTTAGTTTCAATGCCTATAATCGCATCGTGGTAGTATTTCCCTAGACAGTACACTTGGTCGGCGTATAAGTCATCGGCTATATATTTCATTTGCATACTTGCCACCGTTCGCATTGTTATATTGTCAATGACCTTTGCTGTGTTAAAGTCGCTACCATCACCTGCAGTATCGCCACCTATCGCATACGGTTTCTTACTCACTTTATCTGCTGGCGCCTTATCAAAGTCATCGGCTGTTTCTTTTCCGTTCTCTATCCATCTGACTTGTGGTTTTTGGTAGATTCGTATATATCCGTTATCCGTTTCAATAAATCTAATATTCTTTATAACCGTTGTATAAGGGTCAATAGCGTGCTTATCATAAATAAAGTACCCTTGCATTAGTGGTTTTAGTTCACGCACTTGGTCTATGCGTTCAATTAGTGCTTCTTTATCAAAGTAACAGTCGCCACTTGCGATAAACGCTTCTTCGGGAGTACAGGGATATTCTTGCCTAATCATTGCCTTATCAACAAAGTGGTTATAAGTATCAACATACCAAGCGATTTGCCCTCGTGTTAGCCCTTTCTTTTCAAGCCATTTAATGCGGTCTTGTATCCAAGTGTCGTTGTCCTTTATTTTCGTGAATGGCTCCTCGCTATCTAGGGTGTATTCTTTCGTTTTCCACCACTCAAAGAAAAGGTTTATACAACTACCGCTATCCCATAAATCTTTGGAAGCGTTAAAGCCATTGGCAGTAGTTTCATAGACCATGAACGAGTTTTTCGTAAGAGCTGGTTTCAAAGCAGTTTGCACCTCGCTCAAAGGCACTTGGAAGAACGCAACCTCGCTTAAATGCAGAAAGGATAGTGTTCTTGACCTACCGACATTCTTTGTTGCGGTTTCCACACGCCAACTAGAGTTAAGCACATCAAAAAACAATTCATACTTACTGTTATATTTCTCATCGGGCTTCAATGCTTTCGGGAGCATATCATAGACTACTTTCGCCTTATCGTTAAAAATGGCTGTGGCGTTCCCTGCTATGTTCGCAACCGTAAACCCTGCGAAGTTCTTTTGAGAAATTGCATAGGATAGTTGAATTGCTGTTATAAGCGAGGTAAAGCCTTGTTGTCTGCCTTTGAGGATAAAGTAAGGTTTTTTCGTGCCATGCGTTAAAAACTCACGCATAAACTCTTTTTGGACATCATTAAAAAAGAAAGGAACGGTATTCTTTTCCTTATCCACGATGGAGAACGCAAGTTCTATCCAATAATATGGTTTAGTTATCAAGTATCGCGAGGCTCTATCATCCGATAGTATCGCCTCTACATTTCCTTGGACTATCATCTTATCGGCAACGATGTCGTTAGATGCAATCCAAGTTTTTTTTCTGCGTTCTACGAGGTTGGCAATAAGTTTCTCGGTTATTTCATCCTTAACTGCTAATTCATCATCTAGAAAGTCTGGTAGCATTATTGCCTATCCTGTAATCTGACAATGCCTATTGTGGCATCGGCTATTTGTCGTTCCTTTGACGCGACTGTTTTCATTTTGTCGCTTAATGTATTAATGACTGGCATAATATCTGCAGGTTTTATAAGCCTTAAATCGTTTATGACCTTGATTGCTGCATTTATTTCAGTCTTTGTCATATCGGCAGTTGCTAGTTTCTGTATTGCTAAATCTAGTAACTGTTCATCGTGTTTGGCTCGTGAGAATTGTCTTTTGAGTACAGCCATAGCATCTTGTAGGATTTCAAACGCACCCTCTAGGTACACGCCTCGTGCTTGGTTTTGCATAATCTTGTACTG